TCCCAGTTCTTATCGTGTGGTAAATGAAAATAATAATTCCATTTATCATTCAAAGAATGTTGTGGGGTAGGAATACTCACTGCATCCATTGTGATTACGCCCGTATATTATAATTAGAAAATTCTTTATATAGTTTAGGCAATTATTTTTTCTTTTACTCATTGTTCTCATTGCTGTTGGAAACTATTTTATAAGAAGCTTTATGTAAAAAAACATGTTGATTACTTGTTAAAACAAAAGAATGGATGTTTTCGTCTAAAATTTTTATTTTGTAATTCATATCAAATACAAAAGCTTTGGGTTGATATTTCAAATTTCTCAAAACAAAAAGTGGTGAAAGAATCTCATTATTGGCATAGAATACATTCTTGTCTAGTTCTAAAAAAATACTATAAGCCATTCTCGGGTGAGTATATTCTACTGTTAAAAATTTGGTTTTACAAGGTATTAATGGTAATACTACTGGGTCATTTTCATCATTTTCCTTATAAAAAGTATAATGAACATATTGGTCTTCTAATTTCATTGTAATCAAACTTTCAACGATTGATTTATTATTATAAGCAATCGATTTTGCGCAGTCACAAGCATCCTTGAATCCATTAATAAAAAAACTATCATAACTATCATTATCGCTTAGTATGTTCATGTTCATCATATCATATTTTTCAACAAACGTATATGGTTCGCCTTCGAAACGGCTTGTATCGCGTTTCAATAAAATACTTGTACTAACCCAATTCGTTGGCATTGGTTCAATGCGTTGGTCTATCATCATTGCCATGAAGAAACAGATTAAATAAGATACATTATCGACAAAATTTGTAATTATTGGATGAAAATTATAGAAATTCAACCAATATTTTTTTACGGTTTCTATAAATCTACTATATAATATTATTATATTCAGTGCTACCTCGTTGTAATCTATATTTTTTAAATATTCGTATGAATTTTTAAAACTATTTAAAATTATCATTGTACCCAATTGACATGACATCAATACAATATTATTAATTTTGAAAAAAAAATCAGCCATTTCTAATTACTAATAAAAAAAAGTTTTTATATTTGTTTTATTTATTATTTTACGTAACGTTATCGAACGTTATTCAATTATTAGCTTCACACCAATCGAATTACAAAAACTTTCTATTTTTGGTATATTATGTTTAAATACGCTATTGATTGGTTTTATTTCGGAACCTAGTTGCATATGTATTCCGGCATACATTAGTTTATCGGTGCATGGTTTTTTTGATATTATCTTTTCGAAAGATAACCATAGTCCTTCGAGTTGTGTCATATTAATTTCTTTTAATTTTGGCAATGCTGTTAAAAGTGGTAAAATAATACACGTTTCTTGTAGATGATATTTTTTTATTTCTTCGTTTGATAATTTTATAATTTCAGTTGATACGAAAACAGGAATATCTGTGCTTTTTCTATAACCAATCAATACATAATTTTCTTTTGTTTCGATATTAATAATGCGTTTTTCGAGTGGTGCTATTAAATTTGTCATTTTTTCTATAGCGTTTGTTCTTGATATATTATTATTATTAATTTCACTATATACTAATTCATTCAAAATAGACATATGAATTTGTATAGATTCTATTTTATCATTTATAGTCAATATTTGTTGATTTAGTTTACTATAATTATTATTTATGATAAAATCGATATTATCCAATTCATTATTAAATGTTTCACTTAATAAATTATCACATTTCGCTAATTTGTCATTTATTTCTGTTATTTTATTTTCCAGATTTTTATAATAAGTATTTCTATTATACTGTATTTTTCCAATAATATATCCAATTAGTAATGGTAGGACAACCGGGTATAATAAGATAATATTTATCTTTGATATATCAATTAATTCAATAACAAATTCTTGTAATAATATAAAATAAAATTCGAATTTTTCATAGTTTTCAACAGAGATTAATGTATAATTATAGGACATTCTTGTATAATTTATTCATCAATATATAAATGGATTGAAAATGCTCAATTTTTTATGTATTTTCAAAATATATAAAAATAACAAACTATAAATAAACTATAAATAAAAATATAAATATAATATAGCATAAATGAAAAAAGTACCGAACGGACTCTTTATTTTCCATAGGGATTTTAGATTATTTGATAATACTGGTTTAATAAAGGCAAGTAAAGAATGCGATAAATTATATACTTGTTTTATTTTTACACCAGACCAAGTAAGTAAAACAAATGACTATCGCTCACAAAACTCCATCCAGTTTATGATAGAATCTTTAACTGAATTATCAAGTGATATTAAAAAAAATGGTGGAGAACTTATGACTTTTTATGGAGAACAAACAATTATATTACGTAATTTAGTTCATTTTTTCAATATAAATACCATATTTTTTAATAGAGATTATACACCATACGCGATTGAACGCACGAATAGAACTCTTCAATTATGTCAGAAGTTATTGATTGAATGTAAAGAATATTCTGATTATTATTTATATGAGCCAGGTACTATTAAAACTGGAAACTCACAATCAGGTACCACATACAAAAAATATACACCATTTTATGATGCGGCAATTGATTTACCAGTTGAATCACCGAAATTGGACAAAATATTCAATCTAGCGAAAATTCGAATTTACCCATCTGACTATAAAATTTCATTGAAAGACGCAATGAATAAATTCACAAAAATCAATGAAAATATATTAGTACATGGAGGAAGAACCAATGGAAAAAACAGATTGAAAATAGCTATTCGAGAACAAACACATTATGACGATACCCGTGATTTCTTTATAAATCGAACTACTTTTTTATCAGCCTATATAAAATTTGGATGTTTGTCTATACGAGAAGTATACCATTGTTTCAAAAAAGCATTTGGATTAAAACATGGTTTGATTCGAGAACTTTTATGGCGTGAATTTTTCGCACATGTTTTGTATGCTTATCCAGATGTAGTTGGTAATTCTTATCAAAAGATTTATAAAAATTTGAAATGGAGTAAAAATGAAAGTAATTTTGAAAAATGGAAAAATGGTCAAACTGGATTTCCAATAGTAGATGCTTGTATGAGAGAACTGAATACTACTGGATATATGCATAATAGAGGTAGAATGACAGTAGCTAGTTTTTTGATTAAAACATTATTGATAGATTGGCGTTGGGGTGAAAAATATTTCGCACAAAAATTAACAGATTATGATTTGGCGTCGAATAATGGTAATTGGCAAGGTATTAGTGGAACCGGTGTAGATATGAAACCTTATTTCCGAGATATGAATCCATGGATACAGAGTGAGAAATTCGATAAATTGACCGAATATATAAAGAAATGGGTTCCAGAATTGAATGATGTTGCTCCACAAGACATTCATAAATGGCATGAAATGTGCGAACAACCCAAATATAAAAACATAAAATATCCGAAACCTATGATTAATTACGATGAACAAAAAAAGAAAATGTTGGAGTTTTACAAAAATACGTAATATATATATTTTTTTGAATCTATAATATTAGCAAATAGTATAGATAATGATTTATCAAGTTCTCTATTTGGTTTTCGTTTTCTTACCAGTTTTCCAGATTTCATTTGCGGCTGATACACAGTGCTATATCGTTCCTATAAATTCAAATGACCGTAGAAATAACAAAACATCATTACGGATTGTTCAGTATAATACTGAATGGTTGTTTGTAGATTATTATGCTAGTTCTGATTGTCCAGGGAATGGATGTACATGGAAAAATATATCCGAAGCGGAAATACATTTATCTTATGTTTCGAAAACAATTTCGAATTTGAATCCAGATATTATCAATATATGCGAAATAGAGGGTTGTGATGAATTGAATATGTTGAAAACATCGATTTCAAATGAATATTTACCATATTTGATAAAAGGCACTGATACATCTACCGGTCAAAATGTAGGTATGTTGACCAAAATAGATCCAATCAAAAATTTATATCGTTCCGAATCACGTGAAACATATCCAATTTATGGTTCAAAATGTGGTTATTCAGGAACGCCGAGCAGCACTGGTGTCAGTAAACATTACATAACAGAATACAATATAAATAAAATCAATATAGCATTAATAGGAGCTCATTTATTGGCTTTTCCTACAGATTCTACCCGGTGTGCCGAACGTGAAGCACAAGCAGTTGTTTTACAAAATATTGTTCTTGGTTATATCCAAAACCATTTTGAAGTCATTTTGTTAGGTGATTTCAATGATTATGATAATGAAATTATGGATTCAAACAATGATCTACCTACATCACAAGTTCTCGATATTCTAAAAGGAAAAGATCCAAAAACGAATTCGTATGTTTATAAATTGAATAGTATTGCGTCAGAAATACCATCACAAGATAGATATACTGAATGGTACGATAAAAACAAGGATTGTAAATCGTCTATAAATGAGTTCTCGATGATAGACCATATTCTAGTAACTGACAATTTATTTAATAAAGTATCAAATGCGTTTATTTATCATATGTATGGCGAATTTTGTAATACATACAATTCTGACCATTATCCCGTTGTTATTGATATTAATATTTGATTGAATCGTTTATTTCACTCGAAATAGCAGTTACTGAATTCAATAAGTCTTTGAAACTCTTCTTTGTCATATTATTTTGTGCGTTATCCAAATAATCATTGATAGCTTTTTTCAAAGGTTGAATAGAATCCTTTTTCATTTTGCCTTCGGCATCGAATGAATTGTTTATACTATCCTTTATTGGTTGTAACAACATTTTGACAGGTTCTGGTATTTTTTCCTGTTTCGCATCTGATACTAAAGATTCCATTATTTTTTTACTAAATACAAACGGTAATAATACAATAATTGATAATACTATTACTAATATGATTTTGTGAAAAAATTTCATTTTATATATTTTATATACATAAAAATTAGATATTTTTGTATTTTTTTGAAAAAATTGAAGATATTTTTCCTAATCAAAAAAAGAATAATAAAACTTTGAACAATTATAATAATGGCTACCTCTACTACTTTTCAATATTCAGACAACAAGGTTGTTTTTACAAAAAAAACCATTCAAATTGAAAATGGTAAATCTATAGAAACAATTGTATCTGAAACATATGATATCAATGAATATGATATCAGCATTTGCTTTTTGAGTGGCTTTTTAAATCATGTTGCCATTCCGCATACGAATGATGTAAAAGACCACCCCATCCAATCAAGTATTGAAGAAGTATCAAACAATATAAAAATTATCGATATAGTTAATGAAGAAGAATTATCATCATCATCAAAAGATTTACGTCAAAAGAAATGGAGAAGTAATAACAACAGAAAAACACGTGATTATAGTAAAAAATATCGCGAATCATTGAAACCAGAAAAAATCGAAGAAAATTATGCTGAAAAAATATCAGATATACAAAAACGTACTGATTTATCTGAACAAGGAAAAGAAGATTTTATTAGAATTCTCGAAAGAGAAAAATTAGATATCATCGCAAAAGCGGAAGAAAAGGCTCTAAAAAAAAAAGAATACGACCGTGAATATCGTGAAAAAAACAAAGACAAGATGAAAATTTATTCTAAAAGAGCAGAATTGAAAAGAAAATTACATCGTTGAAGATTTCAATCCGCACAGAGGATGAAACTTCAAAATTACAAAATCAAAAATTCATAAAAACCATAAAAATATAATGGCATTTCTACATGCCATTATATTTTTTCATGTACCAATCATTTTATTAAATATCTAATGAAATAGTGTTTCTATCGGAGCGATTTTTTCTACGATTACTACGTTTTGGTAAATTTCCGTTTTGTAAATCTTTCAACGAGCTAATCGAAATCATAGAATCATCATCTTGTGCCATTGATTGAGGCTGAGATTGTTCATGAATATTGACACTTCTCGTTTTCAATCCAGATAAAATGTTCTCAATATCACTTGATTGTGGTCCTCTCATTTCCTGACGAGATGTTTGTTGTTGAGATTGTTGTGGTGGTCGAAAAGAACGCTCTTGTTGATTTACATTTTCGAAATTATTATTTAATTCAACACCTTGTTCTCTGAACATTACGCCTCTTCCAGCATTGATATCTGGTCTACTTCCTGGATTCTCAGTATAAACCATACCTGGTCGTTGAGGAGGAGGTTGATTTTTAGTCTCTACTGGGGCTGGTGGTGGTGGACCACGTGGACGCTGTTGGTCTTGTACAAAATTGTTTGCCATAGAAAATGCTGGTGATGCCTGACTCATACTACTAACGGTAGCATTTGTAAACATTCGCATCAATTCGGGACTTTGTTTGATTACATCATTGAAAGCAGGTGTTGCGCTGGATAAAGCTTTGTTGGAAAAATTCAAAACAGCAGCACTGAATCCGACTCTCAATAAAAGAGAAATTTCTGGTGCTAATTTACCACCTTTGTATTTGTCATGTAATTCGGAAAAAATTTCTTCATAACTATCAATATCTTCACTAATTTGCTCACCCCAACCATCCAAATTCAAATCAAATGGATTAAATACAGTATTAGCGTATTCTAAAGAATTGATAAAGGTCATAAACCACCAACCTTGTAATTTTACACTATCTTTCTTACGTTTATCTTCTAAAGCAGTTTCATATTCATCTTCGATTTCTTCATAAGAAGATTCCATATCAAAACGGGAATTATGTTTTATTAATCCCTTTTCATACCATTCTTCTAATTTTTTAAGCATGGCACGCTTCTTACGTCTACGTTCTCTTTCTGTCATTTTTGATGATGAGCCACTATTATTAAGTGGAATTTCGTTCAATTTTGAGAATCCATCCCAGGTTTTTGTATTACCGACACTTTCGCGTGTAGCAGTACCTAAATTTGAACTATTCAACTCTGAATCAATGTTGATATTTACTGGTTCTGTGGCTGATGATGAATTTCCTCCCAAACCAAATAAGTTCGCAGCAAAACCACCCAATGTTTTTGTTTCACCATTAGATGAAGATTTACTAGAAGAATCACCTGCTCCAGATAATTTATTCAATTCATCTTCTAAAGTATCCAATTCCCCTAAATTCAGATTCATAGTAGATGATGATGATTTCATCTTGTCATTCATCAGAAATTCAATACCCGGTCCAAAATTGACAGATGGTTTTGATTCAGACCTTTCATTACTAAAATCGAGAGAAATTGGCTCTAAATCACTTAATCCAATATCGATAGTTTCCATTATATTATGATAATAATACACTATTTATTTTTAAATCATCCGCATTCAATAATATATTTATTTTATTTGGGTGTTTATTTTTCAAATACCAAACCCCTTGTAAAAATGAATCCGCTAAATCATCCTTCTTTTTTGTATCTAAAGCATTTTTCCAATTATGAAAACAAGAATTTATTTCTAATAATTGAGAACAATAAAATACACCGTCTTTTTTGTGTTCTTTGTAATTTGGATTCGTTGTGGTTGATTTCGATGTCTTTTCGGTTGTTTTTTCGATTTCAACAAGAATGTTCTCGATTTTCTTTTTTTCAAAGAGTTTTAATTTATTAACGGAAGATACAAATTCGATTTCTATATCTGAATTTTTCATAATGAAATATTGTGCTAACATACCTTGTATGGTTTTCATACGATTTGCGATTGGAGATATTTGGTTCTCGATTACCACATGTGTAATTTCATCAATCCCGGTTATATTATTCAAAAGCATTTTCATGTTTTTACCGATTTTTATCAAATCTGTATCGCCAGCTGTTTTCGATTTTTTGAATACTATTGGTTCTAAATTTTTTTTTTCATAAAATTTCGATACTATATCTAATATTTTTGTTTTATTCAATTTGGTAAAGTTCTCGATATTGATAAAAAGAGAATGTGAAATTCCTATTTTTAATAATTCTTCTAATTTCAATTTCTTCAAATTAGTGAGAGTAGTTTGTTTTGTAGGAATGAAATATTGAGCATTTGTTTTTGCGTGTTTTTCACAATAATAATTACCACTTTTTTGAAATTTGGCAATTTTCGTACAAGGTTTAGGTTGATGTTTTTTCGATTTTGCTGGAATCATACAAGTACAAATGTTTTTTGGTTGTTCAGAATCCATCAAATTGAGAACATTCCAATCTAAAATCTCAATATTGGATGCATCTGTGCTCAAAATACAATAGGCCATATTTTTTATACCAATATCAAAACTAATCAATCTCATTTTATAGATATACAAATATAAAATAGAGGAATTTTATATTTGTTTTTGAGAACAAATTATTTTCTATTATGTATCTTTTATTTTTAGTTCTCAAAAATTAATTTTGAGAACTTGTCAACAAATCGTATTGAGTAATAGAAGGTGAAAATTTGCGAGCATCTAATTGTTCTCTAGATAAATAAATTTCTTTTAAATCACTAGATGAATAACCAAATGGTTTTGTATTATCTAATACACCAGTATAATTATATGGTTTGGTCAAAAATCCATCTACAATATTGGATTGAATACTAGGTAAATCAATTGGACGTTTATAATATCCAGCATCATTACAAGCTTCTCTGAAATTATATTCGCAAACCTGTTTGGCATTATCAATGAGATATTTACGATATTCCCAATTTGATTTGATATTATTACTTTGGATCAAATCCGCATTGGTTGTGGCTTCTGGTTGCCATGATGCTACAATTGAACGTCCATCATTCATTAAAGGTGGAAATTCAGGATATTTGTTGTTTGTATGATATCCCCTTGATGATAATGGAAGTGTTTCTTTTACAACCGGATATGCGCAATCCAATTTTTCTGAATTTTGAAAATAATTTGAGAACATTTTTAATACTTACTTATAATAAACAAATATATATTTTTTTATTACAAATTTCAATTATGATTTTTCTAAACATCTTCACTCGATTCAAGTAATTTCAAGAGTTCAGGTTTTTTCATTTTGCTTGAATCACTACATAAACCTTTTGAAATTACTAATGTTTTTAATGCCTGAACATTCATTTTTTGGTAGACTTCTCTAGATGATTCTTTCGAGATTTCACTTGAATTTTCTAAAGTGTCTTTTTCTAAATCTGTTGTATTTATTTTTTCTACATGAATATCATTTTTTTCTTGTATTTCAACAGATTCATCATGGTCATCTGTTTCTAATGGTTCAATACAATCTTCTGAATTGATATCATCGGCATGAATTTCATTTTCTGTTTCGAGAGATGTACCTACATTAATTACTTTTATTTCTTCAGTCAATTCAGTCTCTTCCATAATTACTTCATTGATTTCTCCTAATAATGTTGTTGAATTTGGGTCTTCGTCTTCGTGATCATCATCCTCGTCATCATCTTCGTCATCGTCTTCGTCATCATCATCTTCGTCATCGTCTTCGTCATCATCTTCGTCATCAAAGTCAACCTCTTTGTATGGATTTGTATATTTATCATTATTGGTATCTTGTATAGAATATGTGATATTGTTTAGAGAATTATTGACACTCTGTTCAGTCATAACAAAATAATTTCTCATATTATTGATTTCTTTAACAATATTATTGATGATTTGTACAACTGTCTCTGATTTATGTTCCAAGTGACTAAGACGTTGTTTGAAGTGATATACTAATAACAATATCAGTACAAAAGTAATTGCTAAACTAATAAAGAAAAAAGTTTCTATAAAATTAAAAAATCCCATTTTACTATATTTTTATAAATTTTAATAGAAAACTAAACGAACAATAAAAATAATATATTATATATATAATTATAAATATGGAAAATAATATAACACCTGTTCCAACCTCGAATATTATGCCTCCATCAAATAGCACTAGTTTTTTAAGTAAAAATATGTTGATTATAGTATTGGTTGTTTTACTCATTTTATCGTTTTTAGGAATAAATCTATTGAATATTTTTGGTGATTTTGTACAAACTATAATTAATATATTTGGACCATTATTTTCACAGATATTATCTGTATTTGGTTATACAACAGGCTCAATTATAAATAAGTCCGCTGATATT